TGCAACTGCCCCTGTTATTTTCAAACAGACAGGGTGTGTGCAGGCAACCTCATCATTGAATGTCATAACCTTATGATCTTTGAAAACGAAGCAGGAGGATTGTTCCACAAGCTCTTTTGGTGACAATCCTGGTGTGACTGTTTGTAACTGTTTTAATAATTCTTCTCTATTTACTTTCATAATTTACCTTCTTTCAAAACTTTACAAATATCATCATATAATTTTTGGTTTTTCTTTTGGTATCTGTGTATCAATCCAGCAGTAATCGCTTTTTTCTCTGGAGAAATGTTAGCTTCTCTCAATAGTTGAGATATTGCTTTTAAATTTCCCACAACAGGCGTAGGTTCAAAAGATTCTTTACTTCTTAGTAATAATTTTTTCAAATCTTCTGTCTGACAATCTAACTTCCCTAATTTCTTTTCTATTAACAATTTTTGCTTACATAACCAATCAAGTAATAACCTTTCCGCACCAATTTGAGCATCAAGCCTTGTTTTATAATATTTTCCACTAATAACTCTTGATTTAGCATAATTAATAGTCTCTTTATAACGAACAGAATCACCGCCACCCCATTGCGTGACTTCAAGTGTCCAGTTATCTATACAGGCTAAAGAACATTGGAAATGAGTCCATTTTTTTATTTCTATATCAGTGTAACCACTTGCAATTCTTGCCCATTTCCAATGACATTTTAATCTTTTATCTTTGCTACACAAATTATCGCCTTTTTCTCTTGTGTACATTTTCATTCTCCGTATTTTTCCAAAAGCAGTTTTAAATACCTTGCAAAAAGCAAAAGAACATATTCATAAAATTTTATCCTCACGCAACCTCTCATGTCTTTACTTTTTATTTTCATTATTCTTCTCCACTGATTTTATTAGTCTATTTCTAAATTGTGATGCTATTTTATCATATTCAATAGCACTAAGTTTCAATGCTTTGTTTAATCTTAATTGTATATCTTGACAATGTTTTTCGCCCAATCCTTGACAATGCCAAGTATAAAATTTGATGCCTCCAAAACCTGCATTTATTACTTCTGGTCTGTCCACATAAACTTTATAATTCTTTCCAGAAGCTGCCTCTAATCTACATTTGGTTGGGTCTTTTATGCAAACTTCTATGAGATATTCAAAATCTTCGGGATGTAAAGAACCACAAAAGGAACACGTTCTATCTCCATTTGCTTCTTTACGCCACCAATCCATACCATTTCCTTCAACACAAAATATTGGATTTCGTGTTCTATCAGGACATGTCATCTTAGGTGAAAATCTTTTCTCCCATCTGTGGAAAAAGGCATTGACACGTTCAATAAATCGTCTTTTTATCCCAGTTGGTGTGTACCATGTATCTAATTTGCCATTACGATATTTTTTACCATTTCTAAATCCTCCAGATGTACATTTATCTACCAATCTCATGTTATTCCTTTCTTTTTATTACAACTCTATTATAACAATAGGAACACAATTTACATTTTTTGTATTCATATACTCAAGTTGTTTTTCATTCCACGGAGGTGTTGTACAACTTGAAAGAAATAATAATGTTGTAAGTGTTAGTGCTAATATAAATTTCATTTTATTTCCCTTTAAACAAACCTAATTTCTTCTGTGTTTTATGTCGATAAGCACCAACTCTTTTATTCTGACTGAGGTTCGGTTCAAACGCTGAATTTTTAAACAAACCAGGATAATTACACCATTCTAACAATGCTCGTTTATAAATAGGATTTTTTATAACAGCATGGTCACGCATTAAATAAACAAGCTGTTTAGCATCTCTGAGCAAGTTTACACGCTCTAATACAGTCTCAAGGGTGTCCTTGACCCCTACATAAATGTACCAGCGAGTCTGCCAGTCCTTAACACCAGCGTCCTTGAGTATCTTTAATGCTTTTATAACCATAGGTTTGTATGCAATGTCATCATAGGAAAATCTTATCTCCCTGAAAAAAGACAATGAGAATAATTCCTTACAAATCTCTGGTGTAAGTAATCTAAAATCCAATCCCTGATTAAAATCAACCCTCAATTTCTCTTTTTTTAATTGAGAACATATCTTGAAAAAATGTTCTGGCAGAGCAAGTGTGTTATTATCCATTATAGTAATCTCTTTTGATTTACCGTCCCAAATATCATAGATGTCACCCTCGATTTTAATATTACCCTCTTTTTTCTGAACAATACAAAATGGGCAATTTCTGATACACCCACGAGTACAAAAACCAAAATTTACTTTTGGTTTTAATGATTCAATTTTAGTTGGCAAGTTGATGGTTAAAGAATAACCTGACCCACCCACTTGAGCTAATTTTTCCCATTTTTTGCATTTATATTTATTCCAGTCAAATACGCAGGATACATATATCTTATCAAAATCCTTGACAAATATCGGTAGATTGTGAGAACTGTCTTTTATTTGTTTTACAGTATCCCCCTGTTTTTTATGAAACAATGCAATCTTACATAACGCAAGATTGGGTATCTTGCTATCAACATTTACGAGCAGTATGTTCATTTTTTAATACTTTTGCTCTTTCTAATAAAATAACCCATGTCAATATTCCATTTATTGAAACTGATGGTACAATTTTCCCTGATAAATGATGCTTCTAACATAACAACTTCTTTGTGTATTACTTTTACAACATCACCTTTATACACAACAGGTTCTGAGGCAAGAGGAACAGCATCGTTGTACACCCAAAAGCCATAGTAATTTATTGTTTTCTTTTTTGTTTTCTTTTTCACAATATGTCCTTTCTAAAATATATGGTGCGGGTAGGGTTAGTCAAACGTCTATACCCGTAATGTTAGCTCTCGATTTGAAATCGCATATTTGACCACAGCTTTCGCCACCGCACCATATTCACTTTTCAAAAAGACTGGCAGGAGTAACATCGTTATACGGTCGGTTACCTCACCATTATCTATTCACATTGCCAACTGCCAGTCATATTTTCTTAAAAAAGGGCTGGCCCTGTATATTGTGTCCTTTCATTAAATGCTAATTACCACATAGTTAAAGTAATAAATAGTTTAATAAACTGAAAACAAAAACCAGCCCTTCTATTCAACTAATCTTATACTTACCATCAATCTCAGTTATTTTCAGACCCATTTTCCTCTGAAGATACGATGGCACGGCACATTTAACTGTAGTTGTCATGCCTTTTATGTTTCTCTCTGGAAATCTCTCAATCAGCACTTTTAGAATATCTTCACGTGTTACAGCCTTCTTCTGGAGGGACTCTATGATTGTTGCTATTACTCCGACTTTTCTTGCTTTCTTCTCTTTTTTTACTTTCTTCTCTTTTTTTACAACACCTGTCTTTTTTGCTGCCTTTTTCTCTTTTTTTGCTTTCTTCACCTTTTTAATCTCCGTTTCCCCCGAAGATACTTCTTCGGTGATTGTTACCTTTTTACCTTTTTTGATTTTCTTCAAGATGGTTTCTATGAGGGGCACTACTTTAATATCAAGGGTGTCTATTTCAATATCCTCACAAATCTCAGGTAATTTCCCAATCCTGCTTTGTATCTGTGAATTGCTCCAACTCCCCGCAGTCGCAAAGCCCAACTCCTCGAACATCTCAACCATTTGTTTTTTTGTTACTTCCATTTTATTGTCCTTTCCAAATTTACATTATTATCATTGAATAAGTGTTTTGCTCTCTATATCTATTATAGCCAAATATTGAACTGACTTCAAATTTTTATAAAAATATTTTATCATCTCTCTTTATCCTCAAAACAACTCCTGATTGCAGGATTGCACAACCGCAAACAACCTGCTACGTGAACACAATATCCTTCAAAATATTCTTCCTCTCGTCTGACAGTCCAATTCAATCTGTAAATTCCTGCTTCCTTTTCTTCTGGCAGTTGATTTATACCAATCTCACCTGTAACGTGCCCTCGTTTTCTTTTATCATCACTAAAATTGTTCATATTGATTGTTTTTTTGTTATAACTTGCTGCATCTGCCTGTGTTGCCGTAACAACCAAACAGTGATATACCTGTGATAATGCCCGCATTTGCTTCCATGTTTCGTTTATCCTGTCACGGCCTTCCAACCCATGATAATCCATATTCAAAATATCAGCATAATCAATTACGATCACATCAGGTGTCCAGCCATCCCTTTCCCAGCCTTTTAGTATATTTATAATATCTTTAATTTTCAAGGTAGAATTTGGATGGCATGATAATTTTAATAAAGGTCTTTTGGATTTGATTTTTTCATGCATTACAGACTTACAGCTTCTATATGCCTGCTGCCACGATAAAGGCTCTGTATATTTTTTTGTCTTATGCTTTACCGTTGCATGTCCTTCGTCTTTATATTTTTTTATTGAAACTGGATATGAAACTTCTTTGTATTTGAGGGGCTGTTGTGAAACTCTAATCATTAACCTACGCATTACCTGATTTTGACTCATATCTCCAACACTAAAAAAAACCACTCTGTGCCTTTGAATCATCGCTCTGAAGGCTATATCTATAAGCCACATGCTCTTACCACGTTTTTCAGGTGCTATAAAATTAATAAAGCCGTCACGTTCCAGAGTATCACCAAAAAACTTACCCAAAGCACCAGGATATGTAATCAATGGTTCTGTCTTATCGTTAAAAGCTTCTTTAATAGCTTCTTTATCCTGCAAAACATTTATCCCCTCCCCTTTTCCCAATTCAAATTTTGTGAAATTATGTATTTTATCAATAGCTTTTTCTATATTTCCAGAATCTATATCATCTTCAATAATTTCATTTAATCTTTCGAGTCTGACCTGATTGAAATATTTCCCAGAAATATCTATGACATAATCACTATTAGAACTTTTCTTTAATTTTTTGTAATCACTGGACAATGTAAATAGAAACTTTTCAACGAGAGTTATCGTATTTTTGTCCTTGTTTTTCCCCGCCCATGATTCAAATAAACTTTCGATGTGCTTCATCGGTGCTTTTTGATATTTCTCAAAATAACCGACACACCAGCCAGCTATGAGATTTGCATAATTATTTTTGAACATATCTGGTAGCCATTTTGCAGATATTCTTCCTAACACAATTTTATCAACAATCATAGCAGTTAGTATCTGTCGTTCATCATTACTGTTTATTGTTTGTATCTTCATAATATATTGGTTATACTATATAAAATTGCCTGATTTTTACTTTTACTCGTTTTTAACACACTCATCTATCTTTTGCATAGCTGTTTTCAACTATCTGGCTTGCTCGTGGTACAATTATTTATCCTCAAGGGCTACCCCAATTTAGCCTCAAACAATTTCGAAGCGTCCTACGGGCTTTTTTGACTATTTAATAATTCGAGAAATTTCTCCCATCTGTCTGCATTGCCACAATATTCAGCAGATATTTCATGACACTTTTCTATAAACATAGGATTATCTTCAGCTAATATATATGGTTTTAAGTCTCCGTTCCAGTTTTTCCAGCGTGATACTTTGTAATTAACCTCCATAAACCATAATCTCGTGTAATGTTTTGGCATATTAAAAATATATTGAAGATGTTGACTGTAATAAAAATATTTGTGCTTTTTATTCTTTTCAAGCCAGTTATTGTTCTTTCTGACAAATACCTTGAGGTTATTGTAAGATATTTGAATTGCCTGTGATAATTGTTTTTGACTGTTTTTAGGCCAATTATACTGATCTATCATTTCTTTTGTTAAATCTGTGCCTTCTGGAGTCATATCAACAGGTTTAAGGTCAGGCCCTACTCTGAGCATGGCATCCTCAATGTTATAAAATTTCTCTCTAAAAGTTTTGGCTGAATACGCTTTTGGCGTGTATTTATCGTTGAAATGGTTGATATACCATAAAATTACTGTTTTTAATCTTTTATGGTCAATATCCTGTTTATTTTTTAAATCCCTGAAAACCGTAGTCCATGCTGAGATTTTTAATGGATGTGTAGTCTTTTTAGTTTTTAATATATAATTACATAATTTGGCTGCAAGTTTATGGTCAGGAGTATTTTTGTCTTTCAATCCTTTTAAAATCCCTTTTGAGCACTTGGAGGGTGTCACCGTTTTTTGTGACACCCTTATGGTTCTGTTATCTTTATATTTACTTATATTATTCTGTTGGTGTTTTCGTCTATGGGGGGCTTGTTCTTTTTGTCTACCCCCCTTGCATTTTTCGCCTATGGTTTTTTGGGCTAATACAATAAATATTTTACGTTTATAGTTATCTACCATATCAATACTAATATAATGGTTTTTTTCAAGCAAATTTAACCAAGTTCCTACAGTTCTTTTATGTGTTTTAAACTTTTCAGCAAGAAATTTGTTGCTTGCCCAACAATAACCTTTATATTTGCACAAAGAAGACAACAATCCATAAAGTAATCGGGCTTGAGGTATTATTTGCTCATTTGTAAGTATATTATATGGTATGACTGCATAAAAGTTTGGTTCTTGATTTAAAACATTTTCTTCTTTCATATCCATCTCCATTAAATAAAAGGGAGGGCAGGGTTGGTATGCAAAGACTTTCAGAAAGGAAGTGTTTTGCCCCTGCCCGATAATTGCGTGTTATTTTGCTTTGCATACCATTTTTCAATCCCTTATATTAAATTGTTTTTGTTGATGATTATAGTATCGGCATTTTGTTTGTCAAGTCTTAACTAATAATTTTTTTAATTTTATTATCTCATCTTTTGTTGCTGTTCCTACATCTTTACTGGATAGTTGTATGTTGGAAGTGTCACCAGGATAAAGACTTAAAGTATTGCATAGTTTTTTTGCCCTTTGCTGAGCTTCTTTTTCATTGTCAAAGCATACATATCTATTTTTAAATATGGTCATTTTTATAACCTGCTTTTTGGAGTAACCTGTGCCTAATGTGGCAACAGCACCACAGCCAATCCGCCAAACATCGAAAGGCCCTTCACAAATGATAATAGTGTCCCTTACAAAATCTTCTCCGTAGAGTAAATGTTTGTGATTGATGCTTTCTTCTTCTGGTGATGCACTAATGTACCTGGTCACTTTTGAGCAGTCGGCAATACTTCTTGTTGTCCAGCTTACCATTTCTCCGTGATAATATATTGGGATAAAGATTCTCCAAGCTAATCTGCTGGATAATCCTATGCCTTGAATATCCCATAGTTTTTCTAAATCCAAAGGTTTATAGTTTCTTTTTATTAAGTATTTGAGATGGGCATGGTTTAAGAAATTAACTCCTGATGGGATTACGAGCTTACCTCTTGGCTTTTCCTGAATCCTGACTCTTCGGGCAGGAATTTGGGATAGCAATTTCCTGCATTTGTCAAGGGACAAACCCGTAATTTCCATCACAACCTTTAGCAGGGAATGATGACCACATCTCCAACAGTTTACATAACCAAAAGAAATATTGTAACCCATGTGATAACCATGCGTCCCCTTTCCACACAGTGGACAGTCAAACTGCACCCAGCCCTCTCTTGCGTGGTGGTGTCCTTCTGGAGATATAGAAATATTATACTCGGTTAATATTTCTGTAAAATTCATGTTACATCTTTTTCCCAGACAGGGTATTTTTCATGAATTTAACAATGAGTTGAGTCATTGTTTTTCCTCTCTTTGCACAGTAAGCCTTGAACAGATTTCTTAAATCTGGTGGCAATTTGATCCAGAGAGACACTCGTTCTGCATTTTTAATTTTTTGTGATTTTTCTTTTTTCATTTTTATTTTCCTTTACTTGTGAAATACATTTACAATTTGGTTGACTGACCATTTTTTGAATTATTGGTGCAATTTTCTTTTTCATTTTAGGTGCTCTAATGGCATCTTCATAGCCCCATTCATCTTCATCATCTTCATCATCTTCCTCCTCTTCCTCCTCTTCTTCTATTTTTGGGTTTAATCTTTTTGCAGTTATTTGTGCTATGGCTGCTTTTTCTGCTGCACGAATATTAGGATACACATCTTTTTCGAGTGCCACTCTTTGTGAATGTGAAGTGGGAGTCCTGTATTCTATAAAAGGTTTTTGATCCTTAGTAATATGAATATGTATCTTATCGACAATATCACTATAAATAGAATAATATTGTTTATCTGGTTTTCCAAGCATATATATTCTATCACCCACCTTAAATTTTGGTTTTTTCATTTCACTTTTTCCTCAATAAAAGTTTTTGTAATTTGTTAAATATATCCAAATCATTTTTAACTCGACCACCATCTAAAGTGGCATTTAATACCTCTTGTTTTTCCTGTAATATCTTGCATAATTTTTCTTCAATAGTATTTTTTGCTATTAAATAATAAATCATTACGGCGTCTTTTTGGCCTATCCTATGGAGTCTGTCTTCGGCTTGTAACATATTACCCGGAACCCAGTCAAGCTCTGCAAATGCACAAGTTGCTGAAGCCCACAAGTCGATTCCCACACCTGCTGCCTTGATATTACCTATAAATATCCGTGTCTTTTTGTCTCTCTGAAATTGCAATACCGCAAGTTTCCTTTTGTGTCCTGTGACAGAACCATCTACCATTACAGAAATGTCCCTGTATTTTTCATGTAATTTCCTGATAATCTTTTTGTGAGTACAAAACAACACCAGTTTACCATCGTTGCTTTCTAAAAAATCATCCATCCACTTTTCCACTTTTACGAGTTTTAACCTTGCAGCCATCCTCAACAAATATCCAAGTTTTACAACAGCTTCCGCTTTCTCTGCTCGTTTTGCTTTTACAACAGATTTCTTTTTCAGCCAGGTTATAAAATCTTTCTCTGCCTCTCTGTATTTTTTAAGACGTTTTATTGAAAATGGCACAATTTCTCTTGTCTTATCCGGTAATTCTTTTAAGACATCTTTCTTTAATCTTCTAATCATCATTTGTCTTTTTAAATTAGTATGAAGCTCCTTTAAATGAGATGCTCCCTTGTATTCCCAGCCCCATGGTTTCTTGACTGGGTGACAGTAGCGAAAAGCATAAGAAAAAAATGATGGATATAATTTTGGCTGAATTAAATTTAAGGTCGTCCATAATTCTGCTGGTCTATTTGTTAATGGAGTTCCCGACAAACATAAAATATGTGGGATGTCTTTAGCCAGCATTTTTACTGCCTTATACCGTTTGGTTCTTCTTGATTTTATATAGTGACATTCATCAAGTACTAATATCTTTGGTTGTATTTTTTGTAACCGTTCCAGCCAATGTTGAAGTATTTCGTAGTTAATGATAATAAGCTTGCTGTGTTTTAATGGCTTAGCTTTAGTTCCCTCTAAGATAGTTCCTCTCTCCTCGATGTGTTCTCTGGCCTGCATTTCCCACACCCATTTGATTGATGCTGGGCA